TGAAGATATTCCTTATATAAAACAAATAAAATATCAACCATTATATATAAAATCTATGATGGTAAACCAATATCTTTTAAATAAAATTGATGAATTAGAAGAAAGATTAGCAGTATTAGAAAATCAAATATAATATACTAAAAAAAATTAATATAAATTTTTTAGTATAAATTATAATCTAAAATAATATATATAATATGTTAAATAATTTTCAATTAATTGAATTAAGTGCAAAAATGGGTATTCCATTACAAGGTGTTTATTTTAAAGATGAGTTAAATGCTGATGATTTACAACCTAATAAATCTTATATATTAAATCTATCTGATGAATTTGATGAAGATGGTAATAGAAATCCAGGCAGTCATTGGGTAGCTTTACATATAGGGAAAGCAGATGGTGTTATTACACCTTTTTATTTTGATAGTTATGGAATTAGTCCACCAGAAGATATTAAGAAAATTGTAAAAAAAAGATTTAAGAAAGATATTAATTATACAACTAAAAATGTTCAATCAATTGTTTCAGATGCTTGTGGATGGTTTTGTTTGGCATATCTACATTTTATAAATCAATTTTATAATAGAACAGGAAACATATTTTTAGATAGTGCCATATTTTTGGATCTATTTGAAGACCTTGATAAGTCAGTAGATTGGAAGAAAAATGAATTTATTTTAAAATTATTCTTTCAGGAACCAGGGAAAAAACCAAAAGGTATGGATAAAATATTTGAAAATCAGACTGAAGAAGATGTTAAAAAAAATATGTTAAATGATATTACTAAAAATGATGATAGCATAAAAATTGATATTGAAAAATCTAAAATAAGAAAGTAATTTATAATAGTTCCAATTTTGGAAATCAATATATAATAAATTATTTTCTAAAAATTGAACTATTTTTTTTTATTTTCTTTATATACTTTTTTTACTCTACTTATAAAGTTTTTATTATTATTATTATAATTTGAACTTAATTCTTTATTATTTTTTATAAATTCAATTTTGTCTTCTATTTTATTTAATTGATTTTCTATATCATTAACTAATTCAATATATTCATCTGAATATTTTACTACTTCTTCTTTGGTATTAAAAGTTTGTTTTTTTATTTCACTTAAATTATATTTTTTGTTAAATTCTTTCATCATTTCAATAAGAGATTTTTTAGGTTTTTCTTTTTTTGGTTCACTAAAAGATTTTTTAGGTTTTTTATTGTTATCCATAATTTTTTTTACTTCATCATATTCTTTTGATCCTTTTTTTGGTAAACACCATTGACCTTTATTTTTATTATATTCTTTTAATGCATCTATCCATGGATTATTTTTTTTCATTCCACTACCTTGACTACCTTGATTTTGTTGTTGTTGTTGTCTTCTTCTAATAATGGTTGATTGATTTGGATTTTGTAATATTGGAATTATTCCAGGATTTGGATTTGGTAATATTGGATTAGGTTGTTGAATTATAGTTGTATTTTGTGGAGGTGGTTGTGGTTGTTGTTGTTGTTCTTCTTCTTCATCACTACTATCAATTATACCACCTTTTATTTTTACTATTTTTTTTAGTCTTTGAGATTGTTGAGAGTGGGCTTTTACTGCACCATCTAATTGAGTGGCTATTTCTTTTAATTCTTTTTTAATATTCACATTTTTCCCCATCATTGGACAATGTCCAGTGCCAGAAATTCTTTTTACATCTCTTGCTACACCTATTAAAGCAGTTGAAAATTTTTGTTGCCACTTTGGAATCCTTTTAACTAAATCTGTTAAATCTTGTTTTACAAAATCTTTATTAAAAGATGCACCTATTGCCTCTAAAGATGCTACTACAAAATCTTGACAATTATTTTTTAAAGCATCATATCCAAAAAATTTCTTATCTCCCATTTTTTTTCTTGTTTCTCTAAATAATTGCTTAATAGTAATATCTGGAATATTAGAAACTGGACTATATTCAACATTAGGTTTTCTAAATCCTTTTGGTATTTTCACAAAATGGAAATTTTCCTGTTTATCAAAAATAAATTTATTATTAATAATTATACCTAAATGAAATAATTTATCATAATTAGATTTATTTAAGAATTTTTTTACACTATCACCAGTTAAAAAGTCTAATGCTCCAGTTAATTCTTTTTCTAATGGTCTTCTAAATATTTCTAAACTATCTATTTTTTTGTCTCCTACTTTATCTAATAATGCTTGAACACTTGATGGAAGTTTGTTTAATATACCATCACCTGAAAAAGTTATTTTACTCATATAACATTATAATACATTTATTTTTTTATTAAAAATTTAATATTAATTATAATTATATAATGGAAAATGTTTATAAAAGAAAAGAAATAAAAAAATATCTCCAAAAAGCAGATAATCCAAATATTAATTTACATGGGTTAGATAAATTACCTTTTAGAATGGTTGTTGTTGCTCCTTCTGGAAGTGGTAAAACTAATTTTATTTTTAATTTATTAGAAAAATTCAGTAAAGGTAAAGGAACTTTTAACTCAATAACTATTATTTGTAAAGCCAAAGATGAACCAATATATGAATTATTAGAAGAAAAAAGTAAAAAGAAAATAAAAATATTAGAAGGAATTGAAAATATACCAGATATTAATAAATTTGAAAAAAACCAACAACATATAGTAATCTTTGATGATTTAGTATTAGAAAAAGACCAAAAAAAGATAAGTGAATTTTACATTAGAGGAAGAAAAAAAGGGATCTCAATTTGTTATTTAAGTCAATCTTTTTATAAAATACCCAAGACTATAAGACAAAATTGTAATTATTTTGTTATATTAAAATTAGGAGGAAAGAGAGATTTAAATTTAATCCTATATGAATTTGAATTAGGAGTAAATAAAAATGAATTAATTGAAATATATGAGGATGCTACAAAAGAAAAATTTAATATATTATTAATAGATGTTGAAGCACCATTAAATCAGAAATTTAGAAAGAATTTTTTAGAGTTCTATGAATTAGAATAGTTCCAATTTTGGAATTTTTAATATAATAAATATTTTCCAAAAATTGAACTATTAAATTATAGTTCCAATTCTGGAATTTATAAATATAATAAATATTTTCCAAAAATTGAACTATTAAACTATTATATCTTGTTCAATATTTTTTTTACTATCTTCTATAGGTTGCATTATTTCATCTATAAAATTTAATCCTAATTGATTGAGTGTAATTACATATCCATTTATAATCTCACCTAATATCTCACCTTTAAAATCATCTAATTTATCATAAATTGTATCAATCCAAATATTTCTTAATGGTGTTATTTGTTTTGAATACCTAAATTTTTTATTGGGTGTTCTAAAAATTCTTATTCCCATTTTAAGGTTATTATTATATAATTCTACAACAGAAATATCCATATATAATTAATTAATATAATTATTTTAAATTAAATTTTTTTCTATTATTAATTATATATGTATCCTCAATTAGCATATTATTATAAACATAGAACATATAAGTTGGAATACCAAAAACAATATTATAGAGATAATAAAGAATATATAACTCAATATTATAAAAAATACTATAATAAAAAAAAAGATTATATAAATAATAGCAGAAATGAAAAAAAAAGTAAAAGTAAAATAAAACAATATTATTTAAGAAATCCATATTTAAAACCATTAGAAGATAATCCTAAAAAAAAAACAAAAAAACAAATTGAAGAAGCATTAACAGTTAGATTTGATTGAATTTAATATAAATGCATCTTGATTTAAATCATATAAATAAATTGGTATATTGTATTTTTCTATTATATCATCTATTTGTTTTACTGGTTTTTTGGATAAATTTTTAAGCTCTAATTTATTTATTAATTTGAAATATTTTTTTATTAAATAAATTTTAATAGATTTATTCATATATATATTTTATATAAATAAATTTTTATGTATAATTAAATTTATACTGATTTATTTAGATTTGTTGTTTTAATAATTTTTCTTGGCTTTGGCAGTCTTGCAGATGGGGGTAATATATTTCCAAAAATTTGACCTGCCCCCATTATATGCACACCTGATCCCTCTTTTTCTTTAGAAATTTTAGAAGGTTGAATATTAATGGATTTTTGTTTTTTTAATAAAAAGTTAGGAATAGTTGCTCTATCTTGTAATTCTACACCTGCTCCTGCTCTTAATCCATCACCTGATGCTCTTAGACCTGCTCCTGCTCTTAATCCATCACCTGATGCTCTTAGACCTGCTCCTGCTCTCAATCCATCACCTGATGCTCTTAGACCTGCTCCTGCTCTTAAACCTAATCCTATTTTTTCAATAGCATAATCTATACCTTCATCTCCATATTGTTCAAAGACCATCATAAGAGGTGGTCCTAAACTTGCAGTTGGTGGATATGCACTAATAGCTGAAATTCCTGCCATAATTCCTGCCTTGGAACCTTCTCTTACTGCATTTCTTAATTGTTCTCCTGCTTCAGTATCTTTAATATTTTCTTTATAAAATTTACCTGCTTTTTTAATAGCATTTTCAATATCTTTTTTATCAATTGCTCTTATTTGTCTTCCAACTTGTTTTGAGGCTTTACTTATTTTTTTACCTGCTTTTTTTGCACCTTTCTTGACTTTTTTAAATGCTTTTTTTATTCCTTCACCATCCATATGTGCTCCTTCACCATCCATATGTGCTCCTTCTCCATGATATCCCATACCTTCTAATTTTTCAACTGCTTTTCTTTTAATAATTCTTGATGCTTGTTTTGCTACTTTACTTCTTCCAATTTTTTTGATTTTTTTATGTAATCCTTCTCCTTCCATATGCGCACCCATACCTTCTAATGCTTCAATTCCTTTTCTTTTAATAATTCTTGATGCTTGTTTACCTGCTTTGGATCTTCCAAATCTTCTTGCTTGTTTTTTTGCTTTTTTAAATAATCCATTACCTTCAATTTCTTCTTTTACCTCTTCATCTTCAATCATTTCTGGTTCTTCATTTACTTCTATCTCATCTGGTGTTAATTGAAACATCATTCCTCTATCACTATCAAAAGATTTTAAAATAGCATCATATTTAAGAGGCTCTACTATTAAGCCTATACCTTCTCCATTCATCATTTTTTTATTAATCCTTATTTTCATACCTTTTCTTAATTTCAACTTCTGAGGACTTGTTAAATCCAGTTTTAGAAACTTCATTATATATTTATATTATATTTTTATTAAATTAAAAAAATTAAAAATTATAATAGTTCCAATTTTGGAAAAAATTTTATTATATATAAATTCTAAAATTGGAACTATAATTTATAAACCTAATTGTAATAACATAACCATTATTTCATTAGCTTCATTTTTATCAATAATTTTTTTATTACTTAATTTCAATAATAAAAGTTTAAAATCTTTTATTAATTCTTTACTATCATTTCCTGCTATTATTTGTCCTTTCATTATATTAAATTTATTAATTTCAGATTGTTGCTTACTTAATAATGGACTTGGAATTTTTAACCTGTCACTTATTTCACATTTTTCTGCTAATTGAGATAAATAATCCTTTTCTTCATCATCTAAAACATTTATATCTTCATAATCTATTGATTGACCTGATATAAATTTATCTATAATATTTTTCATATTTGGAGTTAATCTTCTATTTTCTAATCCTTTCACAAAATAATTATTTTTACTTCTTAATTGTAATTTACCACCTTTTAATTGTTTTAAATCAATTTTATATCTTCCAAAATCTAAATATTTATTAAGTGGGTCTGATTTATTAACATAAAAAATTTTATCTTTATTTTTTACTTTTTTATCTGTATTAATATAATCCATATAGTAATAATTAGAATATAATTTTTAGTATTATATTTTTACTAAATTTAAATTAAAAAAATAGTTCCAATTTTGGAATTTATAAATATAATAAATTTATTCCAAAAATTGAACTATCATATATTATCTAAACTCCAATCATTTTCTTCCAATCTTTTATTATAGTCCTTAATTGCCTCTTTTAATGTAGGTTTATTCCATAAAATAAACATAGATAAATAACCTGCTCTTTTTGGGTCATCTGTTTCTAAGTCTGTTTCATGTCTTGCTACATAATTCTTTTTCTTTTTTTCATCTTTATGGTCTATAAATGCACCTGTTTTAGGGTTTGTTTGTCCAAAATCAGTTGTTGAACCATCACTAAAAAATGCTCTAAATCTCTTTTTTTTATTTATTTCTTCTACATCATCTAACTTATAATTAAATACTCTATATTTATCAAATATTTTTCTATCAATATTTCTTGAAGGTCCTCCAACTAAAACTGAACATAATCTTGCTCTTCCCCAAGAAAATGGGTTCTGTTTAGGTCTTGAACCTGATGTCTGGTATGCTTTCATTCCTTTTTCAATTATTTGCTCTTGTCCTTCTTTTTTTAATAAATTTTTAT